GGGTGAGGTTTAACTCGCTGCGGGAGTTCGGTAATTTCCTAGAAGCAGGGTGGGGTTGGATAGCAGAGGCTTTTAATTCAAGCCAAACAGGGAAATCGGTGCGGGAATTTATCGAGAACATACAGACGATTGATGTGATAGGAAAACAATAATTTAAGAGGTGGAAATGAAATACGACTACCCCAAAGAATTTCAGATAGGCGGATTGGCTTACAGCATTTCGCTTCTTGATTCCACCACTACGGACGGGGACGGCAAATGGACTGGCGATGCCTGCCATAATATCTGTGAAATCAGAATTGCGACTCGTACCAACGACGGGGGGCATAGGAACTTGGGGGCAGTTGAGGAGGCATTGTGGCATGAAATAATCCACACGGTAAACCACGTTTATTCTATGTCACAGGACGAGGACAATATAGAGCGAATGGCACAGGGGCTGTTTCAAATTTTTAATCAACTTGGTTGGCATATTATCAGGGAGAAATAATGGAAATTGAAATCTTGGAGGCAAACGATGAGCCTCCAGGTGAAATACAAACTACTAAAGAATTTGACTATTTTGTACGGAGCACTAACTATCCCTCTCGATGTCTGGGCTGGCTCTTTGCTGGCGAACGAGGTTTACAAGTTAGCACTCCTAATCATAGCAATCCAGGTAATCCTTACATTTATCGACGGTATGGCATGGGTGTGGGTGCTGGAACAGATGGCAAAAGATAAAGTGAAAGTTGGGATAAAGTACGAAAGGAAAAGACACAATAACAAAAAGTAGAGGAGAAAAATAAAATGTGTAAACATTCATGGGAAGTAGTATCAGAAGTAGTATTAGATTCTCCATTTGAACAGACAACTAAAGAAGGAACAAAGAACTTACAAATATCACAATTAGATGAACGTTTTTTTCAAAAGAAGTTTATACTTGTTTTAAAATGTCTTTACTGTGGCAAATTAGATAAAACAGAAAAGGCATTGTTTTAATAACATACCAGTTCACAAAGGAGAGTATGAATTTAGACCCACAGATAATCCTCGCAGTTGGCAAACGAGAAGAAGAGTGCGCGGCGGAAGACCGCAAGTTACGGGCACTCGAACACTATAAGTGCAAAAAGTCTTTTGTTTACTTTCTCGGTAATTATTGCAAAATCATCGAACCACCTACACAGGACAATCCCGGCGGAATTATTAGATTTGAACTCTGGCCGCACATCATTGAGGCAATCAAGGCACTTCTCACGCAGAAACTTATCGACTGGCTCAAGTCAAGACAGGTTGGAGCTTCGTGGTTAATCGCAGCTTATGTTCTTTGGTTTGCCTTATTCCACCTGGGGGCAACTATCGGATTATTCTCTCGTGGTGAGACAGAGGCATTTGAATTACTTGCCAAGTGCAAACGGATTTATTCTCAACTTCCCGACTTTTTGAAATTAAAGATACAACCCGACAGTAGCGGTGAGTTGGGATTCCCCGCTATGATGAGTTCCATTAAAGCCTTTGCTGCTACCGAGGCGGCAGGTGTTTCCTTCACCTTTTCCATTATCGTCTGTGATGAATGGCTACAACATCCCTACGCCGAACAAAACTATTTCGCTTCTAAACCCGCCAGAGATGCAGGTGGACAGTTCATCGGTATATTTACCTCCGACCCCGAAAAGTTGGATGGATTGGCGATAGCGATTTTCAAAGATGCGGTGGAGGGTAAGAGTGGATACACTCCATTATTCACTCCATATTTCGCTCGACCTGGACGTGATTCGAAATGGTATGATGAAACCAAAAAGAGTATTCCATTACGGGACCTCGGCACACTCACTCCCGAACTTTATATGCTCAAGAATTACCCCGCCTCGATTGAAGAGGCATTAAGCCCTGCCCAGACAATCGCCGCCTTCGACCTGAAAGTCGTAACTGAAATGATGGCAGATGTCCGACAACCCATCAAGGTTACACGGGATGGCATAGATTCTAATATCATACACATTTACAAGGACTTTTCTATCGGACAATATTTTATTGCTGCCACCGATACTTCGCATGGCGTAGGCAGGGATTTCTCAGTTACTACAATTATGAACATTAAGACGGGTGAAGTCATAGCAGACATTGTGGATAACACACTTCCGCCAGAGGAACTCGCCCTTCACAGCACTCGGATGCTTGATATATTTCAGAATCCATTATGGTTTATCGAATCTAACGATTATGGCGGAGTGACCATTTTAACCGCACAAAATCTGAATTACCGCAATCTCGGTTATGAGGATGACAAGAATAAGAAAGTCGGATTCAACACTCAGGGAAGTTTGGAAACGGGTGGCAAGGTTGTGGGGACACGGGTGGCGCTCTGGGGAAGTTTAATCCCGGCAATCAATAACAGGCAGATTCAAATTTACAATGTCGAGGGATTGAAACAGTTTAGTGATATTATCCGTAATGCCCAGAAGCAAGGGCGTATAGAAGCTATGCACGGACGACACGATGATTACCCAATGGCAGTCGGAATTTGCTGGCTGAAAAAAGATGAGGTTTCTGGGATTGGCGGGTCATTGGCTCCGATTGAAACCCTTCATTTTAAGAATCGAACCAAACTCAGGAGGCGATGGTGAAAATGAAATGTTCAAAATGTGGCAAAAACATGACCAATGAAAAAGGGGTAAATATTATTGGTGTTCACATGGAATATATTATCAGCCCCGACAATGTGGGAGAAACTCCTGAAAAAACGGTTGAATTTTTACAGGGGCAATTTGGCAAATATAAACTTCAAGATTATGAGTTTTGTTGGGAATGTTGGTTAGATTCCCTGATGGGGGAGGGTAATGAAAAACGGTAAAGTTACCCCCGAAGAAATAAAAGACGAATTGATACCCAAGTGCAAAGAAGTCTATAACGACCTTTGGGATAAGGGATTTAAGCTGGATGAGAAATATTATGAATTAGACTTTGGGGATAAACTAGACCTTCCCACCGAGTTTGCCGCAGAGGGCATTGTCCTGCCAACTGCCCGCGACATGGTGGATACCTTTGTTGACCATATTGATATTTCAAATGCCCGTGTATTTGTGAATCGTAAGGGAACGTCTACCGCATCTGCCGAAGACGCAGAGATGATGCGTAAGTTTTATCTTGGTTTGATTAACCGTACTAATGTGGAATCAGACATATCTCCGTGGCGAGTTGCAGCCAAGCATTATGCCGCACATGGTCTAGGGGTTTTTAAGACCGTCTGGGATGCCGATAGGTGGATTGACAAACCTCAACAGGCAGAGAAAGAAAGCGAAACCGATTATGCCAGCAGAATCGAGGAGTGGCAATCACAAACCCATCAATCCATTCCGATAATTATTCAGGCGATAAATCCCAATTGTATTATGCCCGACCCGTCTTATGGCGGGCGCCAGTTTGTTATTGAGGAACAATCGAGGCTTTGTTTCGATGCCTCTAAGAGATGGCCGCATTGGTCAAATCCTGAGGGCAAAAAGTTAGACCAACAAGTAACTTATATTTCTTATTGGGATGATACATACCGATGCGACATGATAGACGGTGAGCCGATACTCAAAGTCAAGGGTGGTGTGGTGAAACACAAATATGGATTCATCCCCTATGTTTTGATTGATTCGGGATTGGGCAATATGTCAGCCGATGGCGACCCCCTAAAGCGATATGTTGGGATTCTGAGATATATGTTTGACCTTCTGGTTGCAGAATCAAGAGACTTTTCTATTTCAGATATTGTTCTTAAAAAAGCAGGATTCCCCTATCTGGTGATATCGGGGAAGAATGCTGCCCTAGTCACCGAGATAAGCCAGAAATACGGTGTGGCGAATAGATTACCCGAAGGCGTGACGGTTGAGGAAATGGTTTCTAAGGTTCCGCCCGAAGCATTGGCACAACATCTTTATCGAACTTCGGATTATATTTCAGCTCACGCTGCACCACGTTCTGTACGAGGTTTATCGGAAACGGGTGTAAGGTCGGGTGCTGATAGACGGTTGGTGTTATCTGAGGCCGCTGCTCGTTATCAATACAGTACGGAGGCGTTTAAGAACGGCACGGCAAAAGTATTAACCAATTGTGCCCGTCTGATGAAAAATGTTGTCCCTGGCGATATTAGGGTATGGGCAAAAACCCCCACTGATAACTTTGATGTCGAGATTAAAAAGGATAAGATGAAAGAACCCTTCACCTGCTATGTCGAGTTCGCACCAATTTCAGAAGAGGATGAATATCGCAGGCATGATGACCTAGAGAGGTTATCTGCGAGTGGGATTGTAACCCCCCAATGGGCGAGAACGCAAATGTCAAACGTTGACCCGTTGGCAATGGAAATTGAGGTTGAAAAAGAGAAACTAAAGAATGACCCAAATATTCAATCTGTTGTTGCACAGTATGTCGGCGGCAGGTTGGCACAGGCAATTTCACAAAGAAGTGCGGCAGAAGGATTGACTGCTGGTCTACCCTCGGCAGCCATGGGAACACCTCAGGGGGGGCAACAGGGTGGTATTCCACGTCAGATGGTTCCGCCTATTACCGAACGACCACCGATAGGTTCTGCCGAAAAATTGCAGACCGAACTGGCATCATTAAGAAGTAATAAACCCATAAAGCCCCAACAGGGAATTGGCGGTGGGGGTAACAGATGAGAGAGACGACTTTAACCAGAATCACAGGAGAGGTCATTGACCTAAAACTAAAAGCCGCCGATGAATTTATTGCAGACGTTATCGAACCGTTAGAGAAAATCGGAAGTCCCGAGGCATTGATTGGCAAGAAATATGAGGAATGGACTCCTCTCGACATTCAGTTACTATCACAAGTTTATGGAACAGGAAATGAAAGTCCGTTGGGTAAGTTAATATTCAAGAAGTCGCTTGAGGAAGTTCAGCGACTTGAGAGCGAGGTGTAGACATGGCGTTTTGGGATAATTGGCGACAGCAACCTACGCAACAGGCACAACCAGCATCAACTGGATATGTAAATATAACCCCACAGGGATTACAAAACTATCAAAGTGCTATGGCTGCGGGCAAAACCTATGTGGCTGGACAAGGGTATGTTTCACCTCAAGCATCTCCCTATTGGCACAATGTGGTTACGGCAACTCCACCTGGGGGGCAACCTCAGATGAATCCCCTCGCTGGATGGAATCCACAACCTGCACCTGTCGCAGGTAGGCCTGCTAATTTATATGCCGATTGGTTGACTACTCCCTCTACAGGGTTGGCTGGGACAACTGTAAATAATACTGAACCCCTCAATGATGTGAGGGTGGTTTCTATCGGTGGTTATGATTACCAGCAAATATATGACCCCAAAACAGGGAAATGGACTACAGATATAACAAATACACTTGGAAGAACCCAAGATACTGTATCTGGGGCAATGACCGACTATCAAAAAGCCATGATTAACTATCAATTGCAGGATATGGCTGCAACGCAGGGATTGAGTGAGGATGAGTTGGCTTTACGAAGGCAACAAATGTATCAGGATGCTGCCTATCAAAATGCACAATTGGCGTGGCAACAACAACAGTGGTCGCAACAACAGGCGCAGGAACAAAAGAATTATCTGGCTAATCTGGCTGCCGAACCGCATAGTTGGCTTGAATATGCGTCTGCGGCAGGCCAAACACCTGTAATTCAACCGTGGATGCTTCCCCTGATGCCATCAGATTATGGTATTTATTCTGCAGGACAAACAATGCCTGGCTGGAATCCCGAAAATATGACAGGTATACCCCAACTGATAAATCCCTCTGCTCAGTATATGGCGAGAATCGGCCCGACCGCACAACAGCAATATTATGGCTACGAACAAGCTAAAACAGGGGCTACGCCCGAAGAATCCGCTTGGAGATTATGGTCTTATGCTCCCCCTTCTGGAAATAGAGGTTTAACACAGGTAAGATAATGAACTGGGGAGAATCTCAGATAGCCAAAAAGCAACTGCCATTGCAGACTAAGACTCTTAGTCCTAGTCCCGATATTCCCGCATGGCTGAAATTCTGGCGTGGTAAAACACCGTGGCAAGAAGAACAGGGGCAGACATTTCCGCAATGGGTGGGGCAAACCGTTAAACCCATTATTGATTATGGCGGTCTATTTACCAAGCAGACTCCCCAAGACATTCTCCCACAACCCTTAGTAAAACCAGTGATGTCTGCTACGCAAAAGGCAAATGAATTTTTGAATTGGGAGCCAGTTCAAACGGTGGGTATGGTGTTTGGTGGTGAGAATCTAAAAGTCGGTGAAAGTGTTGTTAAGCAAGCCACCCAATTTGCCGAATCACAACTTGCCAAGAAGGGCATAGGTGCGATTGAGGATATTATTAAGGGCATTTCTAAGTCTATGCCCGAAGCAAAGGCCAGACAGATTGTTGAAGGAGTTGCACAAAAAATTGGGATGGGTGCCGAAAAGGTTGCTGCAAAGATACCTGAAGTTGCACCGAAGGTTGGTGGGACAGTCCCACCCAAAGGTGGTGGGGGTTTACCCATTGTTGAATCAATGTGGGAAAAAGGTAGACAGAAACCACCCAAAGATATTCCCGATGCCTATTTGAAATTACAAGAGCAAATCAATGATGCCACTTTCGGGTTGAGGAGATTACAGGGGTGGGCAGAAAAAGGGAGAGACATACTTAGGGGTGGCGAGAAAGACGTTAGGACTCTATTAACGAGGTCGCCAGGTGTCGCCAATGCAGGTGCAACCCGATATATGCTGACTATAAATGAGATAAAACAAGTAGCCCCAGATATAGTCACCAATGATATAAACACAATTATTTATGCTAACCATGCCAAAGAGATTCTTGCCGAGAAGGGTGCCGAACGGGTCATGGCTGGAGGTTTCAAAACGGCAGAAGAATTAGATACTGTCCTTGCTCAGTTGCAGGGCAAATTGGGGGCAGATAAATTTAATCGTGCATGGAGAGGGGCAGAGGTAGTAAAGCGGATTTATGGTGAGGAGCTAGATAGACTTGTGCAATCAGGTTTAATCAATAAAGAATTAGGAAATGTTCTGAAAACCAAATATCCGTGGTATAACCCATTGCAGTATGTTGATGATGCTGAAAAGTTAGTTGCCCAAGGTAAATCTGCTAAACCGTACACGGTAATATCATCTGGCTTGAAAAGACTAACGGAAAGGGGAACAGAAAAGGCGGCACGGTCTCCCCTTGATGTTATGGCCGACCAACTCGTGAAGAATGAGGTGCGGATACATAAGAACGAAACATCGAGGGCAATAGTCCAGTTGGCATTAGATGAACCCAAATTGGGGGTAACAAAGATAAGTACGATTCGCCCAGTAGCACAAGTTGGAGAGGAAATAGTATTCCGTCCTTATAAAGGTGAGATTCCTGGCACTCTATCATATTTCGATAACGGTGTGCGACAAGTCTATCGAGTACCAGATTGGATTTATCGGGAAGCAGAGGTGTTAAGTAAAGCAATCTCCAATCCTATCGCAAGTTTAATTGGGTCATTAAACGGGATAAGTAGAGCAGCCTTCACCACCGTAAGCCCACCTTTCGTAGTTTCTAATATGCTCAATGATTCGCTTACTGCGTTTATCAAAGGCGGTATCCTTCCGCATGAAACAGGAATGAGGCTGATTGGAAGTTTGCGTGGTCTAGCCAAAGATAAGATTATGCAAGCTTTCCGATTATCTGGTGCCTATCAGATGCGGTTTTATGGGAAGGACTTGGCGAGGCAAGTTGTAAAAGATGGCGGCAAGGTGCTTAGACCGAATGAATCCATACTAACAAAGATGTGGAAGTTCATCCCCGAAGCGGGTGAGGCTGGCGAGCAAGCCCCCCGTATGGCGTTATTTGAAAAGCAACTTAATAAGACATTGCCCACATGGAAGTCCATGCCGGTTGAGGAAATAGCCAAGACCCCACAGGCGAGGGCGGCCGCTGCGGATGCCGTAGAGTTGACCATTAACTTTGGACGTGGTGGTTATCTTGTTAAGGCGGCAAACCCCTTTGTCATATTCTTAAATGCCAGTATGGAGGGGGCGAAGTTACCTTTTAGGGCATTAAGGGATATGCCTGCCGCAAGATTCCGATTAGCGGGCGTGGGGGCAGGTTTGATGGGATTGAATGCATACAATTTAAGTTATCCCGAATACTTTGATATACCCAATAGTACCAGATGGGGTTCTGTTGTGATTATGTTGCCATCTAAGGGGAAAGATGAATACGGGCAAACTAAACCTAACTATTTAACAGTCATCCCCAGGACAAGAGAATGGGGTTTATTCTTTGGCTCTACCACCTACGCAATGGAAAAGATGTTTGCGGATAGCCCAACTGATTTTGGCAAATTTGCGGCAGTCATGGCACCGCAACTTTCCCCCATTGCCGAAGTTCCCGCTCCTCAAGTCATAGCTGAACTATTTGAACAAGGGGCGAACTGGGATTTTTATTATAGCGAACCTATTATACCTACATGGCAAAAGAATTTACCTCCAGAAGAGCAAACTAGCAATTGGGTTTCTCCCA